CCAGCTGTTCAGAATCAAGAACGGGCGCCGGCCGTCCTGCAGCAGCCGGCTGTTGACGCTGGCCCACGCCTCATCCCGGAAGCCCTGGAACGAGGACAGCGTGGAGGGGCGCAGGTTGTTCAGGTCCGTGACCCGGCGCAGCAGCATGGCCTCGTTGACCACGTTGTAGAGGGTGCGGAGGCACAGGTAGCAATCCCGGCGCACCGTCTCCACCACGCCGTCCACCGTCAGCACCCACTCCTCCTGCCAGGAGTCCGACAGGGACAGCGTGGCGGGCAGCATCGCAGCGGTGACGGTGTAGGTGGCCACCCCGCCGGTGACGGTGACGGCCCCGGTGGTGATGAGGGTCTTGGCTGCGTCGTACAGGTTGAACGTGCCGGCGGAGGGCGCTACGGGCGTGGCGGATTCCGTGTACACCGGCATGGACAGCACCTGCGTCTTGGCTCGCTCCAAGAACGTAGGCAGCGAGTAGTCCGTGCTGATGGCCATGAGCGGATTCTCCGATGAAAGCTGGAAGCACCCAGCAGGTCAATCCACAAGCCGGAAGGGTGCCCCCAGCTGAGTTACCAAGTCGCGCTGTCCTCGATGATGAGTACAGTCGTAATGTTGCCGGTGGTGCCGGTGGTGCCGTTGCAGGCGCTCCGCCCGTACAGCACACCCGACGCGACGTAGTAGTGCCCGTTGTCGGGGGTGTTGCGGGTGACAGCCGCTGCGGTGCCGTTGGCGAACACCGTGTCGGTCGAGGTCGTGCCCGTGGCCTCCTGCACAATGGGGTCCACCGTGGTGCCGGAGCCGTCCCCCGGGGTGAGGGTACACTTGTGGTAGTGGAGGGTGCCCCACACCGGGACCTCCGCAGACCACTCGTTAGATGCCCCGGTCACGTCCGTCTCCACGACGGTGACAAGGAGCTGCGCGTGCCCGGCTCGAAACCCGGTCTTGGTGGTGATGGTGGCGGCGTAAGCCATCAGCTACTCCACAGGGGCGAGGGTGGGGGCGGGGGCAGGGGCAGGGGCGACAGGCGCCTCGACCACCGCGGGGAGCTGCACGCAGACCGGGCACGGTACGGGGGGCGGGCGCACCGCCACCACACCGCCCGCGCCGGCCGTGAGGCCAGCCACGAGCGCAGCGAGGAGGCGGATGACCGTCTTGGTAGCGGGCGCCATTACGAGAGCACCGCGCCGTCGTTGGCGACGACCTGCCACCTCAGCGCACCGGCGATGGTGATGGCCTCCAGCTTGATGAAGTCCCCCACGTCGGAGAGGGTGATGACAGTGTTGCCGGCCTGATTGATGCGGCTGGCCGCCGTCACCACACGGGCGCCGCTGGTGTCGGTGTCCACGAAGATGGAGATGGTCTGCCCCATCCACATCGGGTTGGCCAGCGTGTTCGTCTCCGCGCCGTTCTGCGTGACGGCCAGAGAGCCGCTCGCCGTCACGGGGATGGCGGTGCCGGTCGGCGCAGTGATGCGGCCCGCCACACGGACATCCGCAGCGAGCAGCCAGCTGGAGCCATCGCAGACCAGCGTGGCCGAGCCGCCGATGCCCACCTTGGTGCGGGTCGTGGACACGTCCTTGATGGTCAGCGTGGCGTCCACGGTGCCGCTGTTGAAGATGCTGAAGAAGCACCCCCTGTACTCAGGGTCCGCTGCGGGCAGCGTCACGTCCCGGTTGGTGCCGTTGGGGTCCAGCCGCTGGTGCTGCTCATCCGACATCGTGAGGGTCAGGTCGCCGGCCAGCGTGGTGGCGGCCACGCCGGTGCCCGACGCACCGAAGGCGAGAGGACGGTAGAGCTTGAAGGGGACGGTGCCGGTGAGGGACATTGGAGACTCCTTGATGTACGACGGGGGAGAGGGAGACTACTTCGGGCGGTGGTTGGGGTTCTGGCGCTCGAACCGGAGGGCGGCCTCGACCGCCTTCTTCTTCGCCAGCTCCGGGTTCATGCCGTGTTCCACGTTGGTCTTGACCACGCGGGCGATGGCATCGCGGGCGCCTTCGCGCTCGCCGCTCACTCTGCACCCCCAGCGGTGGGCGGGCCGAGACGGCGGGTGCGGGGGCGCGGGGGCGGCTCCACAGCGACAGTCGCTACGGGGTCGGCCTCATCGAACACGTCCTTGATGCTGGACAGGGAGTCGCGCATCTCGGTGATGGACTTCTCCATCGCTGCGATGCGAGCGTCCCGCTGCGTGTTGCGGGGGAGCGCCCGCAGATGGTCGAGCGTGCCCTCCAGCGCGTCGATGCGACTCTCCGCCACCACGGTGCTGATGGGCTCGATGAGCCCGGCGGTGATGAGATGGCGGCGGAAGGCGGTGTAGGCGTTCTCATCGAGGTCCCAGCGGACGTTGCGACCGCCGACCATCGTGGGCTTCTCCCACGCTGCGCAGAAGTACGTGCCGGTGGCGCCGCTGTTGGGGTCCACAGCGGGGAGCGTGTGGCGGTAGTTGCGGTGGACGCCGAGCTTGGGGTTGCTCGGCTCGATGATGGTGGCGCCCTTGTTGGTGGCGTGAGCCTTGGGCGCGTTGGTGTTGCCGTCGCTCTGGCCGTTCAGGCCATCCCGGAAGGAAATCCTGGACAGCTCCGGGAGCCACTCTCCGTTCTCGTAGGTCCATGCCGTCGGGTAGTGCGTGAACACCCAGCTCAGGTTGAGCACCGACACAGGTACGCGGGTGACCCCGCCTGCGGCGTTGCTGGTGTCTGGTCGGCTGACGAGCTCTTGAACGATGGACATTGGAACCCCGTGGATTGGAGAGAGGCTGGTTGAGAGAGTATGGGGGGCGGGCACCCGTAGATGCCCGCCTCCCGAGTGGCCTTGCGGCCACCCACACGCATCACGCGTCGGTGGTGATCTTCACGCCACGGAGGTCCTCGACCTCAGCGACGGCGGGGTAGTAGTTACCCACGCAGAAGGTCTTGCCCTTGGTGGCGCCGACCGAGCCACGGACGATTTCGACCACCATCTTGCTGCCGGCGGGCGACTTGCTCATCCCCATGAAGGGGGTGAGGCGGTCCACCGGAGCTTCCGTGTAGGCGTAGGCGCCCTTGCCGTACATCGCGCCGATGCGGTTGCCACCGGAGGTCGCCACGCTGTTGTGCGTGTAGATCTCGATGCCGTTCCACATCCCCTTGAACGAGGAGCCCTTGATGGAGAGCGCCTCGGCGGTGGCGGGCACGAACTGGATGGCACCGACTTCGCCCCGGAGGCTGGCCTGAAAGTCGTTCCACTGGATGGGCGCGAGCACCATGTAGAACGGGCCGTCCACCAGCGAGAGCTGAAGCGCGTACTGCGCAGAGTACACGTCATCCACCGAGAGGTTCACGCCGCTCGTACCCACGTTGGTGGCGAGGTTGGTGAAGCCAGCGGTCAGGAGGCCGGAGAGGCAGTACGACGCCGAGTTGGCCATGTCCGCAGCGAGCTTGTCGAGGTCGGGACCGCCGGTGAGCTGCGCAAGGTCGGTCAGCTCGCGTACCAGGCTGTACTTGGCCACGGTCAGGGTCGCGCTGGCGTCGGTGATGTTGACCGTCGAAGGCGCGGTATCCTCGCCCGCCGCAGAGAACGCATCCTGCGGCTGGTAGAGTCCGAGCTTGACGGCGGCGGAGCCGAGCGACGGGTTGAAGGGGACCTCCATCATCGTGCCGCGCAGGTCGCCCTTCTCGTGGAGGAGGGTGAACAGCTCGGCGTTGAGGTAGGCGGCAACCCGGAGGTCGGAGAGAGATGCGTAGGTGTCAGCGGCCACGGTAGGCTCCAGAGATGAGGGGTGGAGAGGGTGTCTGTTCTCTCCGGCCGCTCTCTGATGACGCTGAGCTTGCGGGGGTGCCGGGCTCCGTGACGTGGAGCGGACGAAACAACTACGTCAAGCGTACCCCCGCTCAGCGGGGGCGTCAAGCTACTGACCGAACAACGCGCGCCGCACGTTGGCCTTGTTCGCCTTCCATGCTGCCGGGTCGGTGCCCAGCGAGGCGATGTTGTCCGCATCGAAGGTTGCGGCGCCGGCGGTGGGGACCTTGGGCGGCAGCGTCTTGGCCGGGGCCGGCTTGGTCACCGGAGCAGCGACCCCCGCTGCCGCTTCCGCTGCTGAGGCGGGCTTGCCCCCCGCTGCGATGGCGGCACGGAGCACCCCGTTGCTCTCCTTGGCGGTTGCGTACCACCCCATGAAGTCGGGTTTCTCCTCGCCCTCTGCGGGGGCGTGCTTGCCATACTGGTACTGCAGGTACTCGTACAGGTCGTCATCGACCTGCACGCCGTCGGCGGCCATCGCGCGGGCGTGCTCGGCCTTGGTCATGGTGCCCTCCAGCTCCGCGATGCGGGCCTTGGCGGCGGTCAGCTCCGGGGCCACGGTCGCAGCGGCGGCCTTGGCTTCCACCACCGCTGCCTTCAGCGCCTTGTTGCTGGACACCAGCTCATCCCACCGCTGCTTCAGGGCGAGGGGCACTTCGATGTCGCCAATCTTGTCGATGCTGGACTCGCTGCTCATGGTCTACTCTCCGGTGGATTCAGGGGGCGGCCCCTGCGGGGTGTTGATGGGGGCGGCCACAGGCGCACCCTCCAAGGGGAACTCAGCGTTGTCGGCAGCGACCTCACGCAGCGCCTCGATGGCCTCGTCGCGGCTCAGCTCCGGCCGGTACTTCTGCATGAGGGCCACTTTGCTCAGGAAGCCCAGCCGCACCAGCCGCTCATCGCGGTCCAGCTCAGCGAGGAACTCATCGACCGATTCTTCCGGCAGGCGATAGGACAGCTCCCATTCAGAGGTCGGGTAGGCGGTGCCGCTGAAGATGTTGGACACCCGCGCGATCATCGCCAGCAGGCGCGTGTCTGAGGCCCGGAACTGCGGCAGCAGGCGCAGGGCCATCCGACGCTGCGCGCTGCGCTTCAAGGTGATGGCCACGCCGCTGCTGGGGCTCTGCGTGGCCTCGATGTCAGCGGGGTGGATGCCGATGTTGGACAGCACCGTGGCTTGGAAGCGGGCGATGCTCTCCGACATCGAGAGCGGGTCCACAGGGACCTGGTACTGACCCGCGCTGCCGGCCTTGTCGGGCTTGGAGTGGAAGGCGAGGATACTGGTGGGGTCCGTCTCCACGGAGGCGGTCACCCCGGCGCCGCTGCCGGTGATGCTCATGCCCTGCAGCATCAGGTCGATGACCCACCGCTGCGCCCAGCTCGCGTCCAGCAGCAGCTTGACCCACGCCGTCCACAGGATGGCCACGTCGAGGGTGGCGTGTACCAGCTCGCTCAGTGTGTACGCATCCCACTGGTCCGCTGTGTACGCAGCACGGTACTTGACGAAGGGCAGGAACGGCGTGCCATCCTCCCACCAGAACGCCCACGGCTGGGGCTCCGTCACGACCACAGCGGTGAGGTCCGAGCCGTCGCCGGCCTCGACCCGGAAGTGGGGGTTGGTGCGGTCGCTGATGTCCCACACCGCCCACGCCGGGACCTGCTCGCCGTCGATGGTGTACGACACGCCCATGCGGAACACCACCAGGTCGTCGGGGCTGTTGGGCCGGCACTCCGTCACCACCACGTCGGGCGTGATGGGCTGCAGGGTCAGCTTGCCGGGGTCGGCCGGGTCCTCCCCCGCCGACCAGCCGACCTGCACGAAGCTCTCCCGGAGCCCGATGACCGTCTCGCTGTTCCGCTGCAGGAGGGACCACAGATGCACCGAGTCGAGCAGCTCGGCCCACTCGGAGCCCGCCTCCCCGCTCAGCGAGGGGTTGCTGTCCACCGGCGCCGAGTCGTACTGCACGGCCAGCTGCCGCACGGTGCTGGCGAACAGGTTGAGGCTCTGGTTGCAGGGGCCGAGGTTCACGAGCCGGCCGGGGGTCAGCTTCTTGCTCAGGTGTTCGCTGATGTCGGAGCCCCAAGGCCCGTCCATCATCCGGCGCCGAACGCGGGTGTGCTGCCACCGGGCAGCATCGGCGGGGTCGGCCGGTACGAGAACGGGCGTAGAGTCAGACATGCAGACCTCCTATCGTACACGAGGCGGGGGAACAAGTCCAGCAATAAGGGTCATCGTACCCGAAGTCTTGACGGCTGGGGGTTGGTCAGGGTCCAGATTTCCAGTACGGGCTGGGCGATGTAGCGCAGGGCGTCGATGTAGTGCTTCAGGTCCTCGTCGCCCTCGCTGTAGTTCTTCAGGGCGAACAGCAGCTTGGGGCAGCGCGTGCTCACCCGCAGCGTGCCGCGCATGAAGGCAGCGTTGATGGTGCGCTCACCCATGAGCACCGAGCCCTTGCCCTTCGATGGCGCGGAGATGGTGACCGTGCGAGCACGCAGCTTGGACTGTGTGCTCAGCGCATCCGCCAGCACTTCGTTCACCTTCAGGCCCGCACCCATCTTCCCTGCGCTGTTGATGTCGCCCACGATGCGGGCCACGTCGGTCAGGGTCCACCCCCATGCCCCCAGCGTGTCGATGATGGCCTTGGCGTCCTGCTCCGGGGTGGTCTGCGTGGTGTTCACTACCTCGTCAATCACGTACAGGGTCGAGTCGGTCCACAGCGCGAACAGCGCCACCTGTCGGCCGATGCCCTCCCCGTGGTCGATGCCGATGCCCAGCTTGAACGCCTCCGACGGCAGGTCATCGTCGGTGACCACGCAATCGTTGTCGAAGCCGGTGAACACGCGGTCGAGCGTCTCCCCCTCCCAATCCCCGAACACCGTCTGCCGGTACGCCCACGCTGCGGAGGCGGCCTCCGCGAGCCACGCATCGACCTGCGCCTGCGTGTACCACGGGCAGCTGGCGTGACTGAACTCCACCACGTACTGAATCCACGGGGAGCCGGCCTCCTCGACCAGCGTGCGATACCACGCCACCGGGCGGCCGATGGGGGTCATGGTCACCCACACCCACCCCCGGCGGCTGATGACCCGCTTGACCGACTCCAAGTAGATGTCGGGGGGCGGGATCTCATCAATCCAAACGCCGTCAAGGTCGGAGCCGGCGTGGGCGATGGCCGACTGGTCTTGACTCCGGATCTCACAGGTCGCCCCGTTCTTCAGGCGGATGAGCTGGTGTGTCCAGCCATTCTCCAGCGAGTACCGGCATGATTCCTCGATTGCGCTGGGCGGTAGGAACTCATGCAGGTACCGACTCACAACCGAAATCGACTGGACGTACGTGACCCCGACCGCGCGAAAGCGCCCGTTGGGAGTCTCCAACATGACTTTGGCGAGCTTGGCCGCAGCGTGGCGTGTCTTGCCAATCCGGTTCGCTGCGCGGACCAGGATGCGGCGGCGCTTCGACCCCATGAACTCGACCAGCGCAGGCGAGGGTCGGAACAGGGTCAGCCGCCCCTCCCGGAGCGTGGCCATGATGCGGTCGAGGTTCAATCCTTGTCCGCTGCCGCGAGTGCCTCTGCGAGTACGTCAGCCGGGATGGCCCGCAGCGCCGCCACCATCTCCTCGCGGGTCGCGAAGGGCTGCGCCTGCACCTGAATCCGCTCGGCCTCATCCAGGTCGAGCCATAGCTGCCGCTCAAGACGGGCAAAAGCGTTTACGGCCTGCCACGAGCCATCATCGCGCGCGTTCGCGGCGTCGCGGCGGCAATCCGATAGCAGCCCACGCACGATTCCGACCCGCGTAAGGACCGATGGAGCCAGCGCAGGAATCGTTGACGACACCTTCGGGATGCGCTTGTTTCCGACTGCGGGCGGGGGAGGATGAGGCTGTGGCGGCGGCGGCGGGGAAGGGGGAGGGGGAGGGGGAGGGGGAGGGGGAGGCATG